AATTCATTAGTCGTAAACATAAAACAGAATGCACAGAAATATCCTGCTAAAAAATAGATTACTGCAAGTACGTTTTGATGTTTTCTAATATCCATTATTCTACAGGTATATCTTCACTCCATTCTGGAGTTTGCATAAGTGCCAAAGTTTCTTTGTGTGTTAATATTTGTAAAGGAAGCACACTTCCATCTGCTATAAAGGTTGGTGTGTTTGTGTATTTAATTACAAATTCAAGTCCATCTAAACTTATTCTGACCGTGTTTTCGTTGGATTCTTCAATCTGTGAAAAGTCAATGTTTAATAAATCTCCTATTGATAATATTGCGTATGTTTTCATTTTAATTTTTTTATGTTGGTACGTCTGTTACTCTTTCTGTTTCTGCAATGTTTTGACTTGTTGCATCATTTCCACCTGTTCCTTGGTCTACTAAATTCCAATCTCTAATACCATCAAAAGTTGCAGCTTCGCCCATTCGCCACCAAGATAGTGGAGGGGTGCTTAAATCATTTAAGTTGTTAGGAATACCACTATTGTAGATAGTTGTCACATCACTTGCTGATAGTTCTGAATTAAAAACCGAAACTTCGTCAATCAGTCCATTGGCACTTGAAGTTGTATATTTTCCAATTTCAAAAATTGCATTTGTGTTGTGCATCGCGTTATAAGCACCTACATCTGAAAATGAATCGTCTATTCTTGCGTTGTTTAAATATATCTTTAAACCACCACTACTTCCACTTCCACTATACGTTGCCACTAAATGAATCCAAACCCCCTCATAACTTGTTAAAGTACTTGAAGTAAATCGTGAAATACGATTGGAAGTTGTATTGTCATATAATACAAAATACAATTGGTCTGCTGCCGAAGTAAAAAAAGCATATTCAGCATTACTTCCGTTTAATTTACTTACTACTCTAAACCTTGTGGCATCAGTCATTTTAACCCAAGCAGAAATTGAAAAAGCAGAATCTGTTGAAGCATTACCAAAGCTTAAATTATCATTATCTCCACAATCAATATAATCGTCTACACCATCAAATTGAAAACTATATTCGTTCTGATAGCTTGGTGTTGCTCCTGCTCCTGTTAAGTTGGTTTCTGGACTCCAACTATCTGCACAAACTTCTCCAAAATCAATAGTGTTATTTGTTGGTGCTTGTCCAAATCCATTTGTATTATTTACTGATGCTTGTCCGAATCCTATTGTGTTTGCCATTTTTAATAAGTTTTATGTAGTACAAAGTTCGCACTATGTATCTCGTCTTGTGTTTTAGCTTGTCCCCATTCTGCCGTGATATCTAAAGTATTAGCAACCGTTGTATCAAAAGTTTCAACATCTTGGAATACATAACCCTCAAGTCCTCCTGTGTTTCGTGTATATGCAAAATTTCCATTTGTGCAAATACTTCCACTTGCACCAATCGCTGCTATTGTAAAATCTATTTCACATTCCCAACCCAATGTAGTAGTAGGACTTAAAGCAATAGTTCCTGTTGTTGCTAATACCGTTGCACCACTTTTTATCCTAATTGTGATGTCGTCGCCATTCTGTGCTGAAATTTCTCCTCCTATTTTTGCGTGGTATGAATCGCCAACTACAAAGTGATTCGCTGGAATTGTCAAGCTACCTACTCCACTTCCTACTATACTTGTTTCTGTTGTTGTGTTTGTTAGTACTGCACTTGTTACCGTTTGTGCATATAATCCTGTCGTTGGTTGGTTAAAAGATAAAGTTCCTGCACCATCAGTTTTTAAAACTTGTCCTGCCGTACCATCTGCCGTTGGAAATGAATAAGAATTGTTAAAGCTTATAACATCTGAAGCACTAATTTTAAATACATCTGCACCACTATTTTGAAAAGCCAAGTAAACACCGTTTAAATCTACCGTTCTATTGCCTCTAATCGTGCCATCTACTAAATAAATGTTATCTCCAGCAATAGCCGATATTTCTGCACCTGTAATTTTCTTTGATACGAAGCCACCAGCACCATCAGATTCTGCAATAACAAATAAATCTGTGTTTGCTAAATTAGCACTCTTTGCCGTTAGGTCGCTTATCTTGATTTCTGCCATAATATTTATTTAAAAACGTCTGTAAACGCTTTACGTTCTTTTCTTTTGGTGTATAGTGTTTCTTCATAAAATCCAACCTGTGAAATTTGTACTTTCGTTTGGACTCATATCACTTCCTGTATTCGTATTGTATTCTGGAAAGTCCGTGTTGTTGTCGCAAATGTAAGCCACACACCTTTCTTTGTAGTGCATAAAAGTTTGTCGTTGTTTTTCTACTAAAAAATCAATCTCTTCTTTGCTTACCGTTTCTGAATTTTCTGCTCCGTGTTTATATACGCCTTTGTTTGCAATCGTAACTGCACTAAAAGGCAAGAATTCCAACATAGCTGCGTGGATTAAACTTGGCTTAATATAAATTTCTAACAAGTCTTTATATGGATTAGCCAAAGTTCCTGCAATTATTTCTGCTTGTATCTTTTCAAGAAGCTTCGTTCCTAACATAGATTGAATATGAATATCTTGTGCAATAGAAACGTACTGAATAAATTTATCCGTGTCTATGTTGCCGTTCATATTTGTAAAACGAATTGCGTCCTGTCTGCTTATTAATAGTGCTTTTGCCATATCTTTTATTTATTGCTTGGTAAAAAACCTTGATTAGGCATATCAATAGGTCTTTGACTTACTCTTTTGTCATTCCTTATTTTGTAGCCATACTTCGCTGCTTTTGCACTTGATATCTGAACGGCTTTAGGACTATTAACATCTATGCCAGTACCCTCAAAAGCTACATAAATTTGTTTATTCCATCTATGATAGCAATTTCCACCACCTTTAAACTTCCAAATTGAATAAGTATTAGTGCCTTTTGGACCCCAACCTTTATTAACTTCATTTTTACCCATACGAATGATATCTTCTTTACGATATATCTTATCGGCTTTCATCATATTAGTGCAAAAATCTCTACTATTCTTCTTTGTTTCTCCTGCATAAACATAACGTGTAATAAATTTTACACTATCTATAACTCTATCAGAGCCACTTTTTGCATTAGGAAAAGCACTTCCTGTACTAACTAAATTGATTAATCTATCTTTTATGCTTAATGCCGTTTTTATGTCGCTTGAAAGTAAAGTGTTTTCGTCTTCGTCTGTGTCGTAGTCCACTTCAAACTCATCTAAAAGTAACCAATCAGCTTTAGGCATTTCGCCAAGTTCTATTAATTCTTTGCCTATAAAATCGCCACTTAATTCTAAACCTGTTTCTTCTTGTGCTTGTTCTTCTGTTTGTACGTTTTCTAAATCTACAAACTCTAACGGCTTTAATGTTCTAAAGAATAAGTTTAGTGCCACTCCGTTATATGCAAGTATTTGGTCGAACGCATCCAATAAAAGTTCTTGCATTGGTGCTATTACCATATTTGAAAACAACGCAAACGAGTCTTTTAATTCGTCTGAATTACTGCTAAACCCATTAGACGATGCTATGCCAAACAATAAAGGACTCGTTACATTGTGTGCTAACATTATTTTTCTTAAACACTCTTCTGATAAAGTACTATACAAGTCTGGTGCATCATTTACAGGCATAGAATCAACCGTTGTTTTAGATTCTGCATTGTTGTTAAAAGCTACAATTAGCTTTTCGCCACTCATTCCTGTTAATTGGCTTTGTACTTTGTTCTTTATTATTTGTTGTTGGTCTTCGCTTGGAACTCCGTTGTTAAAGTTCACTACACTTCGTCCACTAAAACCATTTTCTACTTCGTTAATAAGGTATTCGGACACATTTTCCTCAAGCACTGCATAAGGAATTCCACCAATATAATCTGGCAAAGCATAATACTTCATACCTACACTATATGGCTTTATGAAATAAACCTCTATTGGCTCTTTAGAACAACCAAATGCAGGAATTCTTTTCGGCTTGTAGTTTTTTATGTCTGTCCAATCGTCTGAATAATAGTAAGCTTCTATTTTGCCCTCTTCGTTGCACTTTTCGGCACGAAGTAATTGTACAGGAATATGATGAACTTGTGCTATTTTCTTTCTGTCTTTAGTGTAGATTACTTGAACTGCACATTGTC